TCATATGACCTCCTTTAATTTACGTTGTGCTTCCTGCGCTAGAGCAATGTGGTGTTCGATTGCCAGCTGAGTGCGGAAGCGGCTTATAGCGACAGCGTTAGCCGTCACGATGAGTGTGTTGTTCTGAGCTTTGAATCCCTTTGGCTGCTTGCCTACCTTGAGGCTGATGCCGACGCCTTCCCCGGCCTGTGACCAGTTAGTTGATCCCTCAAACGCCATACCTTGTCCAACAAGCACACCACCTTTGGTGTGGCTGATCTGGTGGGTATCAGATTGCCCAATTGCGATTGAGTTAGCGAAGCATTCGGCATCACGGGACTCGTCCATTGCAATGAGCTTCCTTTCGTGGACGCCCCCTGCTTGTGATCGGTCGAGTGTTCCTTGTACGACAATTCCTGGGTTCAAAATCAGATCCAGGACATCCTCATTGATCTCATCATCAGCAAAGCCGTACTGGTTGAAGTCGAACTCAAGCGTCTCGCTCTGAATCAGGTGACGAAGAATGCCATGCACGTCATCTCGTCCAACCATGAATAAGTAGTGAGATCCATAGCCCGGTGTGAGCTTGCCTTCTGGTGTGAAGATGCCGAGTTCATCTAGTCGAGGGTCATCGCCTAACATCATTTCTGCACCTTGAACACGCTGACAAGCCAGTTCATAAATGTTTGTTTTACAGGGGGTGTTATCAAGGGAGCTTGAACTGTTGGGTTTGTGGGTTCTGGCTTGTCAGCCTGAGCCTTGAGAGTCGAGAGCTGGGTAGAGAGGTCAGCCATCTTTGTCTCATCATCGGTGATTGTCTTGTTAGCTGTATCAAGCTTTGCGTTGGTGTCTGCGAGGTTCGTAGCAAGTCCAGCGTCTTTCAGCTGTTCGTCACCAAGTTTGGTTTGCAGGTCGGTGATCTGTCCTTGCCAGTTGTCATTCTTGGCGGTGCGTCCCCAATTAGCGAAGTCAACTTGTGCATCAGCTTCGGGGTTATCTTCCAGGGCTTCAACGAGACTAAGGAAGTCTTTGCCAATCCAAGGCTCAAACTCGCCATCACCCATGGACCGGCCACGGATCATTTGAAAGCTCTTGTTTGCTCGCGCTCTGTAGTTATCTGCATCTTGAATGATTGCCATGTTGTCACCTCCTTGTGATGGTTGCGTTGTTGGTTGATCTTGACTGACTACTTGCACAGTGCCGACGTACTCACTCCAACCGAGATAAGTGCATCCGCCGTTGTACGAGGCATAGGTGTCGATTAGGTTCTGTAGGTTCGGGTGGATGAAGCCCTGGCTATGGAAGCCTCCCTGAGTCGAGGAAGCTACTGATCCGTCGTCTAGTGAGATAGCTGTGTGGCCCGCGGGCGTACTCCCTAGCGAGAAGTAGACGGGGACGGTTCTGCCTGCTGGTGGCAATTCCCCCGGGTGGTTTCCGTTGCCAGGGTTGGCATCCCACTTCCCAGTTTCACCTGGATTAACCGGGCTAACAGCATTGCCGAATACGCCGGATGTTTCCTGGTTTATCAAGGTTGGAAGGGTCGCTTGCCCCCATGCTCCCTCCACAAAGCCCTCACACCAACCACCGACGTAGGGAACTTGCCAATTAGCATCTCGTAGTTGGATCAAGCTCATTACTTGCTACCTAGATGACCACCACCGATCAGGAATCCAATCAGGCCGATGATGAAGCCGATGACTGATTGCAGAGCCACAATCTTTGCCCAGATATTCGATAGCTTCAATTCAATGTCTGTTATTCTCGCCACGTTTGAGCCTTGCACTGTTGCGAGAGAAGTTATTTGACTAATTAAGCTATCCGTCTTATCGTTGACAACTTTTGTTATTTTCGCGCCGTTATTCTCAACTGCTTTATCAATGCGTTCAAAAATGACCTGGTTATTTTCAAGAAGAGCAATCTTAATTACGTTGTTATCGACTTGAGTATGAGGTGAGTTATCCATTTATGAGTGCCCCCCTATTGATAATCTCACTACGCATCAGCCGTAGTCCACATAGCCGACCCAAAAATACGAGTTGATCCGGTAATTGCGTTGCGATTCGATAGTGTCATAGCGCCACTTGAGCTAATAACCCACCCAAGATCAGTAGTATTTCCGACGCTAGACACCGCTGGAAGAAAAGCAGATGCCATTATGCCTCCGGGCCTATACCCAAGCGTCATAGTCTCAGCAACCGCGCCTGAGTCTAGAGAGGGAAGAGAACTACAGACAGTGTTCATATTTGCGATTACGAGGTTACCGTAGCGATAGACAACAACTGCTGTGCCATATCCCATGGATACTGTTGCCGTGCGCGTCGCGGTAGCTCTAACCACTGGCACAGTAAGTGTCCGCTGGTCAGTAATATTAGGCGTCGTGATCGTTGTAGCTGAAGCGGCCACTGCTACATTCGCCAGGATGATGTACGGGTTTGCTGCACCGATAGCAGTTTGGATCTGCGCAGTTGTAGGAACTACAGGAGATCCGGCAGGTGTTCCAGCAACAGCAGCGAACTTGAGCAAATTGTTCGCGTTGTTGACTGGGGAGACGGCAGCTGTGACGCTCTTGTCGATGTAGGCCACGATGTAGTCAATGCGAGGTGAGGCCGCAGCAGTTGCGATAGTGACCGATTCACCAGCCGTTGTGTCGTGGCTGATCATGTAGTAGTAGTCACTTGGGCTTGTTCCAGTAGGGATTCGTCCGCTCCCTGGGTTGACACTCACGGTCATATTCGGCGTGCTGTTAGGGATTACATCAAGACCCTTGAAGATTTGTCCAGTAAAGGCTTCATTCAGCGCTTTGAAAGTGCCGTATTCATCTGAACTTCCACCATTTACGTTCGCAATAAGTTTTGACACGATAGATCTCTATTTAGTTTTGGTTATGCCCCCAATATAAAACATCAGGTCTCATTTGCCTATGGTGATTAGACAACTGTCCAAGTTCCAGTATCAGTACCGTCAAAGATGAACTTGAGATAGACCGTTCGCGCTGAACCCGAATAGTCCTGAGCGCATATGCGCCATCTGCTCGCGTTACCGATAGGGGGAAGCTTCTGCACAAAGGAAATGTCACTGTAGGTTGAGTCAGCCCAGGGCGGCACGGCATTCGGCAACACCATAGGTTGATTGACTGTGTTGAACTGCATCATCTCGACAATCGCTGAGTTGTTAGGTGTTGCCGGTGTAAAGGTAACAACTAGAGTCCGCTTGGCATAGGCACCTAACGAGAATGAGTAGTCGTTTTGATTGCTGCTCTGCGTCAGGTAGCCAAAGAGACTGTCTCCACTGATGAGCTGCGTTCGCTTGAGCTCGTCAACGTCCGTCCGCAGCTGCTTCAAGTCTTCGATGATCTGAGGCTGTTTTAGGCGGGTCATGAGACAGTAATCCCGCCATTGTCAGTCGATTGCACGAAGAACTTGAAGAAGCACGTCTCAGTTGCAGAGTCGTTCATCGTGACCTTGAAGTCCCAGATTGTTGCCTTTGATCCAGTGGCCGGCGGTCGTTGGTGAATGTCGACTAGCGGGCAGGTTGGCGCCGATGTGGATGAGCCTGGATAGACCTCGTTGCTCGTGCTGTTCATGAACACCTGGTAGATCAGACTGCTAATGGGGTAAGTCTGGATTGCCCCGGTGAACGTAACGGAGAAGGTAACTACTTGCCCGTAGGTCGTCATAGTGAATGACTTGTCAGAGGCATTCGCTGTCTGATTGAGATAGGTCTTGAGCGCTGAGGTTGCGGTGTTTTGTACGGCACGCATCTCATTCACAGTGGTGCGCATGCTAGAGATAGTCGAAACCATCTGATTTTCAGGAGTGTTATCAATACGAGGATTCATAGCTTTGTGACCCGGATCGTTCCAGCGTCTACGCACTTTATCGAGAACTGCACGTAGAGATTGATTGCATTGGCATCATTAGCGATAGTGAACCTCCACTCAATCGTCTGAGGCAGCGATCCATCAGGCCAAAGGAAGGTCTTCTCAAAGCCATCAGCACCCGCGATGGTCAGGTTGTAGGTGAGTTCCGCGTAGGGATTGACCGTTTTATTGGGTGCAAAGACAACTCGGTATTGCTGCACGGCATACGCTGCAATTGCATCCCCGTTGATGTCCCAGGTACTACCAGTGACTGTGCGCTGCACAATAAGGCTCTCGGGCCCGAAAGATTGCCTACTCACCTTGATCTGGTTGATGTCGTTCGCCAGGTCAGCAAGCCAAGCACCAGGTACGTTCGCAACCTGACGATCTAGCCGACTATTCATTTTGGTTGACACCATAGCTATCGAAGGTCAGCTTGATTGCGCTCTCGAAGTCGTTCTCATCGATCGTTACGTCGATCTGCTCGATGCGATATAGCCCGTTGATGTTGTCTAGCCACTTGTGAGTCATGACCTTGAGTGGGATGCGATCACCAACGCTCAGGAAGGTTGCTGGAATCTCCTTGCCTGTGATCGTGACGATAGGTAACTCAAGGATGTCCTTCTCAAGGCTCAGTGCAGTGGCCGTGTTCTGGTCAAGGGTTGGCTGCAATAGAACACTGTTGAACTGCTGTATCTGCTCACGTAGGTAGTAGTTGAGTTGGCTCGCGTTATCCCCCGCCGTTGATGTGAGCTGGCTTGTGCCGAAGCCTGAGCCGATGCCATAGATCTTGTTGAACAGGTTGATAGCACTGCGATCAAGAGCGAAGCCGGCCACGTTGCCAAGTGCTCCCCCGTAGATGAGGTTGATGTCCTGGCGACGAGCGCCGATCTTGGCATACGTGCGGAATGCCTTGAGTGGGGAGAAGTCAAAGTCGAAAGGCGAGTCACTTAGAGCTGCCATCTCTTGGATCTTGTTCTTCACCTCGTCAAGTTGGTACGTACGGTCACTCAGCTGCGTGGTGAGGTACTGAGACCCAGAGATGGTGATGCCGACGCTTCCATTTGTCTGCGCCTGCGTCGTTGTAATGAGGTCTGTGGCTATCGCGGTGCGTTCAGTGGCTGTGTATATCTTTGTGACGTAGCGGTCTTTAAAGAAGTTCAGATACCCCGAACAGGTGATGCTAACAACGTCGCCTTGCATGCTGGATGACTGACCAGCTGCTGAGTTGTCCTGTGCTAGGTCGAAGCTCACATCAACTACTTGAGTACCGAAGAGATAGACGCCGTTGCGCTTGACTTTCACATCAGTCACGTAAGGGGCAATGAGGGTCTTAGGATCAATTCCGCCAAGGTTCTTCAGACAGTACTTTTCAAAGGCGTAGAGGTTGATATCAAATGTCAGCGTCTCGGCTTCGTTTCGCTGCATCGTGTAGCGGCGATTGAAACAGAAAGCGCTGATATCAGCAATACGCAGCCCGCTAGAACTCCATAGTTCAATCTCGTATCGAGTTGTGCTTCCGAGATTCACCTAGATGCCCCGGTAACCGCTTCTCCAAGAGATCACACCTGTCACAGTGTCGAGTGAGTTTCCCGTGGTGAGTTTAATCGAGTTTGAGCCTGATAGCAGAGGCCACCAACTGCTTGTGATCGTCATGTAGGTCAGGATTGGACCACCGTTTAGGAGGACTGTTCTATTGAGCATGTCGATGACAATCACGTCGGTACCAGTTGTCGTAAGACCTTGAATGCTGAAGAACTGACCCGTTGATATGTTGGTAATCGTCGGGTTTGTTGCTGGCCCAGTCAGAGTGATCAATGGGTAGGTAGCAAGGTTGCCCGTGTTGGTGATCGTCGTAGGCAGTCCACCGGGTGCCCAGACAACGGGAGTCCAGGCGATTGGCCAGGTCACTCCCCCGCCTGTTACTGGGACGAGAGATGCTGTTTGAAGGCCACCAGCTGAGTTGTCGTAGATCGTTGGATCAGGAGCGATCAGTGTGAGATTGAACGGTGCTTTAGTCGCTGAGCGATTGATCGGGATATCAAGCGCATCGAGATAGCAGTTGATGACGTATTGGTTACCGGCATTGGTCGTAATGGTAAGCAGTATGCTGCCAGTTGATACCGCAGCCTCAAAGGCCTGCCTGGTTGATTCAAGGAGTGCTGGGGTACCGAAGATGAAGCCTGTCAGGGTTATGAGGCGCATCCCGTAGAACTGAGCCCCTACATAGCCACCATCTCGGCCGCTGTAAGTTCCGCTACTCGTGCGGATCGGAGGCATTGAAAGGCCAGCGACAGGTTCATCTAAAGAGACCGGGTTAGCGCTCGTTGGGTCGTTGAGGGTAAATGAGTTGACCCCGATAATCATGCAAGTGACAACCTCCAGCCGAGTTTGGCTAGGAACTTGTCCTCATCCATGTTGTTGTTGTTGTTCCAGTTAGCAATGTTGACCGTGACACCCTTGCTGCCATTTGACATCTGCTGAGTCTCTTTAGCCGTATGGACTTTAGAGCCAGCGGGAAGGTTGACTAGCTCAGGGCCATTCTCACCGACCATTGTCATGCCACCTGGCGAGAAGTTTGTGCCTAGTGCATTTGATAGAAGCTCTTTATCTAGTGCATGTGCCCTATCGACTGCCTTCTGCCATTTGGCCTTGGTTTCCGCAGAATATACGCCTGAGGACTGAACTTCATTGTTATGTGCTTCCATGTCTTTAGTGACCTGCATATCATTTTGCATTGCAGCCTTTGCGCCATTCACAGCGTCCATCGCAGATTGTATAGATTGAACAGCAGCGAGCACCAGTGCAATATCAGCCATTGCTCCGGCTGTTGCTATACCGCCCATGACGCCACCTGCACCAACGACCTTCATGACGCTTCCAAAGGTTGAACCAATCGTCTGTACATCCTTGATGACTGCACCCGTCCCTTTCAGAAGAGGACCACCGACAGCTAACATTCCAACTAGCCACTCAATAGCAGTCTTTTGACCTGCGTCAAGCGTTCCCCACCATGTAACTAAACCTGAAATTTCCTTAGCAACAAACTGAACCGCCTTTGCAGCCTTAGGTAACAAATCGTCGCCAATCTTGATAAGTGAAGCTTGCATAGATGACCAAGCTTCACGTAGCTGTTGGTTTGGCGTCTTATTCAGATCATCAAGTTTCTTCTGCATGTTTCCGGCATCCTTGTTGATAGTGCCGAACTTCGCATCCATGCGGTCTGTATTTTGAAGCAGGGTGAGAAGGGCTGCGTCGGTGCGACCACCACCAAACGCTTTTGCAAGCATCGCATCCGACTCACTGGCAGAAAGACCGGCATCTTCAAGGTGCTTTTTCAAATCCTTGACCGCTACTGAGATACCGTTTGGCTGTCGTAAGTCATCAGCTAGTTTTGTAGTAGTTAGTCCGGATTTTGCGAATACAGTGTTCATGTCTGATGTCGCCTGCTTAGCGTTCTCAGCAGTTAGCCCTAAAGCCTCAAGTTGTTTAGATGCAGCGCCACTAGGAGAAGCCATCAGGGCCATCGTCATGCGAAGGCGCGTTGCTGCTTCATCGGCATGCTCACCATTATCAGTAAGAGTTGCGAGAGCAGATCCAATTGATTGCACTGATGTTCCGAATGAGGCAGCGGTTGAAAGAATCCCAGTTCCAAGTGCGGCATTTAGATCACCCATCTTCATGTCACCTGCGCCGACGATGGAAGATAGAACGCCCATCATTGACTGAGGACCAGTTGCTCCCTTGACGCCAGATGCCATCGCACTCGTAAGTGCATAGGTCGTATCATCGAGATTAGCCATTCCGATGTTTGCACCGTCAGCTGCAACCTTCAGAATGTCGAGTTGCTGCGAGGTATTCCATATACCGTTTCCCGCACTAGCAACGTGATAGAGCCCCTTCGCGAGCTGTTCAGGAGCTTGACCAGTTGTCCCAGCTAATGCGAGGACTTTATCGCTCAGCGAGGCGATCTGATCCTGAGGGATGCCAGCACTCGTGTGCAGCAGTTCCATTGCATTGTTGAACTTATATGCAAGATCCATACTGAGTGCGCTTACAGCAAGGACAGGCAAAGTGATAGAGGTCGTAAGGATCGAACCTGTATCTTTGAGGTTAGTCCCCATCTTTTTTAGTGTCGCTGCCTGTGTAGCCTCAGCTCTTGCTGTTGTCGTAGCTACAGCTTCAGAGGTAGCTTTCGCATCTGTAGCTACCTGTGTCAATACAGCACTAGCCTCATTCTTCGCCGCAATGATAATACCGATTGTGTTGCTGTAGGCCATGCTTTATTTGATTATCGCTGTTTAGTTATTTGTATCTGACTTAAATCTATCATGTTTGTTATCTAAGTCCCATATAACAAAGGCGCGTTCGATCTCTTCATATGGTTGCTCTAAAGCAACCTGCTTAGTGAGGTGGAATCGCTCCATATAACGAAATAGTCTTATCTCGTCGTAGACTTGACGGCTCATTGAGGACACATCTTCGTGAACGATGGCATCCTCGTACTGTTCGTAGACTTCTATGGCTCGATCGAAGGCGTCTTGGTTGGTGACGTTTCCGTCCCGATCGGTAAACCTTTTGGGTCAACAGTTCCCCCATTTATAGCTACAAAAAGGCGCTGAGTGAGATCAACCATGCTATCGAGGTCTTCGCCTGATAGGTCTTCAAGGATGCTATCGCCACTGTTACTTAGGAAGAAAGCTTTGCCATTAAGAAAGTGCTCTTTTGCGATCTTTAGTTCAAACTCAAGTAACTCGCTTTGAGTTTTACCAGCTTCTCCGTAGTTATTTATTTCAATCTTTCCGGCATAGCTGATGGGCATAACAATTGCGTAAGCCTCTTTCGTCCAACCGTCGTAGACTCCTTCAAGACTGACTCGCTTCGTGATAGCAGGTCTATGCATGTGCGTATCCGTTCTGCGTGTTCGTCAGGATAGCTTTGAGCATGTAGCCGGAGATCAGGTCAAGTTCACAGGTGAAGTTGTACGTCGAGCTGAGGGTCTGGTCGAGCTTGTTGTCGAGTGTCATTGGGCTGAAACGGACTTTAGGAGCTGTCAGGACAAGGCCAGGGTTAGAAGCTGTGCCGATAGTCACGTCAGTGTTGACAATGGCAATGCTGAGCGCTTGAGATGTGTTCAGGAAGGCAATGTCTTCGAGAGTTGTGTCTGTATAACGAGTAACAATCGTGCCAGTAACTCCCCAAGAGTTAGGGTCGAATGAAATAGGGTCGATGACACCTACTGGTGTGAACCGTTCAGCCTTGCGGGAGATCTTAAGTTTCAAGCTCTTGATCTGAAGCGCAGTAGCTCCGGTAAGGCCGGCTATGTTCGCAGCGATCTTGGTAACAGCATGCTTCGAGGTGAACTCGTTCTCGTTCGCGTAGGCCACAGTCTCGGTGCTAGTAACACCTGATTTAGCGGTGACTGTTGCGGTGATCTGAATCCAGTCGTTTTGCTTGATATCGATCTCAAGGTCAGTCAGGGTTCCCATTGCAAAGCGTCGTGAGCGTACTGGGCTGACACGAGCAAAGGTAAGGCTTGGAGGTATTGCACTAGAGGAGACAGAGAAGGTGTTGTCGTAGACAGTGGTTTCTGTTGGGTGCAGTGCTGGTGCAACTGATCCAAAGATGTTGGCCAGGAAATAACCGATTGTCAGGTCAGTAACCTTGCCGTTAATTGAGCCTTCAACCCATTCTTCGGTGACAGCTGAGTCATTGATGTCTTCGATACGACCCATTGCACTCTTGTTCTGCACGACGGTTGTCTTTGGATCAAGGGTCAGTGCCAGGTGACGTTGCCACGCTTGAGGCGCGATGCCTGTACCGGGGACTGTTTCAATTCCTACGCCTATGGACTCTCTTCGTCCAATATATGGATTACCTGCCATCACTCACCTTTGTTTCTTTCGTTTTAAGTTTCTCTACTAGTTTGCTGACTTTTGATATAACTTCCTCTAAAGACTTGGCTTCAATTGACCCATGGATAGGGCTGAAGTACATACGCTTAGGAGTTACTACCTTCTCAGCGATCGTTGCTTTGGGTGTTTCGGGAGTTATATCACTCATGAGGTTTAATTTAACATCTAGTAAACGTCTTTGCTATAGCTAATATCTATATTCATGTTGCATAGAAGGAGAGAGCCACTCTTGCCACTCGCGATATGCCAACGGACAGATGTCACGTCCATCATCCAGTTTTGGATAAGTGGATCAATAGTCGATAGCTTGCCGATGTAGTCAGAGTGCTCAGTCGTATCGATAATGAGGTCTGTTAGGTCATACATGCGGTTATAGATATCGCTTTCAATCTCACTTGGTGAGTTCAAAGGGAAGTGCATGATGACTGCGAATGAAACAACATGGTCTTTGCTTGAGTTAGATGATGTCGTGCTAGCAATGGTGTTCGGCAACACTCGGACGGCTGGATAACCCTCAAACTCATCCTTGGTGTTATCGAGCACACTAACGAAGGCCGGCTCGGCGCCTGCTCCCGTATCGTAGGTAATCCCACTCAAGATTGCTACGAGTGCATCTTTAATTCTTCGGTTCTTGCCTTTGTATGCGCTCATAGTGTTTGCATCCTCATTAAGTATTGTTCGACGCCTGTGTTGAACCGCTCGGCTACCGTCTCTTTCGTCGCGTCATAAGCTGGCTCGATATAGGGATGCGCCTTAGTTCCCCTGAGCTCGATGCTCTTAGCGACAGCCCAAACATTCAGGCCTTTCATCTCGCACCACTGCGCCAGGGCGCTATCGGGGCCAGCTGGTGGCCTGTGAGGTCGTGAGCCTGTCTCTATAGCGTCCGCGTACTGAACCTGGTCAGTCGGTCGGATATCTGCTGTTTGAAGCACTGGGTTCACCGTGAGGCCGATGTTGCGCTTGAGGCCTGCCCCGTAGGCGAATGCCACGCCTTCAGGTGCCCTGGCGCTTACCTCTTCTTTGACGAGTGTTCCTGTCTCCACAAGCCACGAGTTGATGTACCTAGGGAACAGCTCGGCGGTGCGCACAATGACGCTCTCGACCTGAGTCGCATCCATGAAGATCTCGTAGTTGATGCCGCTATTGACCATTCGCGTGCTCAGTCTCAGCAGTGAACTCGATATGTGAAGTGCCACCGAACTGTAGGTATGGCTTCTTTCCCTTCACGATGTACGTCTCGCCGTTCCAGGTGAGGCGATCACCGATCAGGATGTCAGCTGAGCTGGCAGCGTACACATACCAGCCAAACCCAACATCAAACCCATTGCGCACAGCAGCTTCAGCACTCATTGGCATGAAAGCGCACCGAACACCCGTCAGGTGAGGCGTTGGAATATGGCGACCATTAGTTCCTAAGGCCGTGTTACGAGCCGTGTCACAGCGGTGGCGCAGCATCGTAGAAACACTCACCGCTGGATCTTGCCCATACGGTTAGTAATGCCGCGCAGCGCCTCCTTAGCGTCAGGTGCGATATACAGTGACCCGCTGGTGCTCTTTGCTCCTCGTGAGTAGCTGTAAGCCCCTAGGTGTTCACTCTGCATTGCTGCGCCATCAGTGTCGAAGAAGTCACGACCTTTAGCGTTCATGAATACGCACTGGGCCGCTGTTGCACGCCGTACAGCGTCAGGGATCATCTTGTAATAGCGAACTGGCTGGTTGATCGAGTCAAAGTAGACATCTTGAAGCCGTGGAAACTTACCAAGCTGATAAATGCGGTAAACGCTGGTCGCATCAATTGCGGTCGTCCAAGCAGATGAAACAGTCACTTGACCATCGAGCAGTGATCCAGTGACGTGGTTTGTCTGTCCTGCACCCGTTCCACCAATAATTTCAATCCAGCATCCAGCCAGATAGTCCTCTTGAAAGACAAACTGGGTGTACTGCTGCAAGATGAAATTGGTTGGATTGATGACTTGTGAGACACGACCCTTTACTTCGTATAGCGTTGGCGCACGACGATCTTGTGGATCAGGTGGCGTGTAGACACCATTGGTTCCGGAAATACCACGAAAGAACTTATCTTGATGACCTACCCAGGCGTCAATATATTCTTCAGCTGCTGAGATTAGATCATCTGCACTGCTGTAGTCACTTGAAAGCGCCGTGCCGCTGAGGTACTGCGTGAGATAAGTGCTATCGATATATTGTCGCCTGCTGCTCATAATTACTTACTCGTGCGGCTACGTGGTTTTGGTGCCTCTGTAGGCGCGTCAGCTGGTGCTTCCGTAGTAGGTTCAGCTGGTTTGGCTTCTTCTTTTGGTGCCTCTGTAGGCGCGTCAGCTGGTTTGACTCTGTAACCAGGCTGCAAGAGTAGATCTTGTGCTAATTCGTTTGGTACAACTACCTCGCGACCTGATGGATTGATGATTGTAATGTCGTTAGATTGCTCGCTCACTGTGTAGTTGCTCCGATTAGTTATCTCTTATTGATATAACACAAAAGCAGCTGGAGTTAAACCAGCTGCTTCTAGGATCTGACGGTTGACTAGGCGTGTGTGAAGTCAACTTCAACAGCACGACGGCTGTCTACCACTGCGACGCCGTAAAGACAGTCGATAGTGACTTGGTGTGCAAGAGTCTGAGGGTTGTAGCTCAGAGTCGCACGAACTGCCATACCGATGTCTTCGTTGACAGCGATAGCCGAGACAGCACCTTGGCCTGCTTCAACTTCTGGTAGTGGACGGCTTGCCAAAACAAGTGCGTCCTTTGTGTATGCGATGTTGTGATCAACAAATGCACCAGTTGTTCCAGTTTGAGGAACCAGTTGGCTTTCCCAGAAGTTCAAACCGTAGATGCTCAGTACACGACCAGTGACGATTGGAGTCGCTTGGGTATTTGTGAACGTACCGATGTTCTGCGCTTGGCTAAACTGTGGAACACCAAGGAGCGCGTTATAGACGCCACTTGATACCATGACGTTTCGATCTTCCAGGATGCTTACCTTTTGGTCAGTGAAGTACTTACGGATCGCAAGGACACTGTTTACAAGGGTAGTATAGCTTGTTGTATCGAATGTAATCACTGGGTTAGATAGACCTGCGTAAAGTGCTGCAAGCGATGATTCAACGCTTTCTGCGAGTACTTTAGCTGCGTCTTGGCCGTAACCGATGAGAACATTTTGGTTTTCAAGTACTTTGGTAACATCGTCGATACCAAACGTAACTTCAGGGTGTTTGTTTAGGGTGACGCTGACGTTACTTGCAGTTGGCTGTTGAACGACAACATTGGCGTTATCAGCTTTCTGGTTTACGACTAGCGCTCCACGCTTAGGGATTTGAAGGACTTGTCCTTCTGTTGCTGTTGACCAGTCAGTATTCTTGCTGACTGACTTTGCGAGGTTCATAGTTGCGCCGAAATATCCAAGAGCTTCTTTTGCGATGATCGTTGGAATAAACGCGGCGTTACTAGTGTTGTTCATTTGTGGCATAAACTACCTTTCGTTAATTACCGAAGGCAGTCGGGTCTTGCTTTTAGGTTCGATCGTTTACTACATTGCCGGAGGTGATTGCGCGCATAATTGCGTCCTTATTCTCGGCATACTCAGCTCCAGTCATATTGTTGATCTGTGAAAGGGTGAATTTCGGATTACCTTGATTGCTAGAGTTGCCCGGGTTTGTTCCCGAGCCGACTGTGGTCTTCGTTTGATTGTTAAATAGATGAGGTTTCGCGTCGAATAGCGCTTTAACTGCTTCTTCTGCACCTGTGACAACTCCATCTTTGATTTCGACACCAGCTTTATCAGCTAGGGCGGCAATGTCATTGATGTCAAAAGCGCCTAACTTCGCAGCAAAGGCCTTGAGTTCAGCAGCAATAGTGCTCTTCTCAACGGATTTGATACGTGTCTCTGCTGCTTCTGCGAGTTCTTTCCACTTGCCTTGCTCTTTGAGAGAGTTTTCTTCGGCAGTAGCTTTGTCTTTGATGAGTATTTCGGCTTGCTTCGCCTTGTCGTTCAGTTGCTTGAATCGATCACTTTTATAGATCTCAGCCCAAGCTTCTTTTGGTAGGTCCGCAATGTTAAAGCCTTTACCTTCCGCAGACTCTCCAGTCTGTACTCCTGTATCGACGGTAGTTTCGGTTGTTGTTACACCTGTTGAGGTGTCAGTAGCTTGTTCAGCCATAAATTGCCTTTCTTCGGCGTTTATCGTGACCGCTCACGTGATTAGATTGGCTCTATCCTTAATGTCTGCTATTCGATATATCTTGTCAAGACTCTGCTTCAGCCCAATAGCCGTTGGGGAAATCACTAGGAGATACCGGATCTAATGAATGCTGGCAATTGACGTGGAACAGTCCCCCACCTGCTGCATCGCTGACAGTAAAGAATCCCGGAGTAGTTCCGTCTACGCTTAGGATTGCGCCCTCCCACTCTCGACAGAGGTCACTAGCGCCATGTGAAGAGACCTGGACTAAGTCGTAGCCGGCCCCGCTCAGTGAGTTAGTCATTCCAGTGTTGCGAGCCTGGGTCAGCATCGTGCGACTGACCATCTCGGCATAGACACCGGGTGACCAGCGGCGGCCAGCACGATCCAGCAAGGCATACACGCCGTTCTCATCAAAGGCGCTAAGAATGCTCTTGCGGAGTGCCTTAGCGGTAGTTGACTCGTCAACACTGGCGATCTTTGAACGGATGCTTTCACGGAGGATCTGCCCGAGTGTCTTGTCAGCAGATCGAGCCATCTGCGTAATGGCATCACTGAGACGTATCTGGAGCTCTTGAGCAAGCGCCTGTGCAGCATCGCGATGTAATTGGTCGAGTACAACGCTTCCGGCGATGATGGCAGCGGCTGCGGCATCTGAGTGCTCATCCTCGAAGCTTTGAAGCTCTGCGATGGCGTCGGACTGTCCCTGGTTGTATGCCTCTTGAATTTGTCCTGCGCACCAATCAGAGATCCGAGAAGCCAGGTCATTGATGTGCTGCTGGATCATGGCACGTGCTACTGCAACGCTTGAGATCGTGACTAGTGTCTTGCCTGTCGTAAAGACGATGCCGTGCAGCTGGTCGGCACTCGCATTGAACAAGTCCCTCAGCTCAGAGATACTCGCATCATCAAGATCGACTCGTGTAGGAAATAGTCCCATCCCTAAACGCCCGCGTCAGGTGCCTTCTGAGTTACGGGAACGCTGATACTCGTGGCAAACGGATCAGTCTTCTGCGGAGGTGCGATGGGTGCATTGCCTGGCATCGTTGGAACGCTTGGCTCTAGTTGCTTCTTCTCTGCATAGATTTCTTGTATCTTCTGAACAGCCTGCTCATCGTCAACCTTGTCGATGTTCTTGATTGAGTCCTTGAGTGATTGGTTACCACTCGACAGTCGTAGCTCTTCCTCTTGCGCTTGTTCATAGCTATCAACAGGGATTGGATCAGCCCATTCGATGCTTGGAATCTCAGGATCACCTTCGAAGTGGACTCCGTTTGCTGGGATGTTATGCACTTTTGCTAGTAGTTCAGCAAGGTAGATAATTTCTTTCAGTGCATAGTCGTAGTAGCGCTGCTTACGATGAATCTTGGCAACGGTTCGCATCAATCGGTACTTCAGAGCACGGCCGCTCTCACTCTTTGAGCCACCGCCTTTACCACCTTGTTCGCCGAAGACACTTGGTGATGTCTCTGAGTACATGTAGAGGCTTTGTAATAACGTCTCAATCTCAGTAAAGCTAGCTTCGAGCTTTGCATCCCAGACGATGTATTCAGGCTTCTCGCCGTCTTGTGTCTTCTCATAGACGCCTAGCTTTGATCGCTCGATCTCACCGTTCTCATCCATGACGCCCTCAGGGACAGCCAGGATTGGATCAGCGTGTTTGTCCAAGATGTTATCGACCATTGATACACGGTTGTTGAGTGCATAGACCAGGCTCGTGATGTCTTGGTAGTCATCAATCCCGAAGTGTGTTGTGCCATCAGACCAGTTAGGAATGTGGACAATCAGCAGTCGATCGACGCCTGTTGTCTCTACATCCATGAGGTTCGGATCACCTAGGACGCTCAGTGGCTCCTGACGCACGATCTTTGTTCCGTTCATCAGGAACACTTCGTTTTCGATCTGACCTGGCGTGTGGATCTCTTTGCGAAGGTAGGTATTATCACCGATGTCGATACAAAAGGCTATTTCAATGCGTTGAGGATCAGCCGATACGTTCTGTGCATCTAGGTCTGGGAAATAGAAGTCCGGCATGATCTGCTCGATGATGACGCTGGTGTTGTCTGGGTCTCGGAGCGTTCCCACACGAAGCTTGAAGAGAGCGTCGCCCTTGTAGCTGTTGGTCAGTGCGCTCTCGTAAAGCTGGATATCAAGACGGTTCTCGAATATAAGGTTTTCGACCCACTCTTGGTTTGGGTTTGGTTTGGGTATCTCCAGTTTGAACACGTCATCAGCTGCTGAAGCATTGGAGTTTGGATTCACTGCATCGTCATTGTCCTTGTTATAAGGGTTAGCCTTGTCGATTAAAGGCAGGCGAACGATCGGCGGTTCTGAGAATAAGAAGTCCGCACTGACTTTGCTTAGAAGCCCTGTGAAGTTGTTGACGATGTAGCGCAATTGCGCATAGGCACGGTTGAAGTCTTTGCTCTCCACTTTGATAGAGAAAGCCTTGAAATGATCACCTGCAAAGAGCTGTTGATTAGTCTTGTACCTATTAAGACGATTGACACTGTTTTTGTAAGGAAATTGGTTATAGTCATCGTTTATTTTATTCGTCATGCTATTCTTACTTAAAAGCCTTTTGGCTTGTTTGTAAATACCCTACGGCGAGATTGCAAAACGAGTTCTTCAGCGGCTCCGAGGTAGGCATCAAACATGTCGTCGTGTTCGCCTTGAGGGAATTGCACTATCTCTTCAACAAACGCACTGGCAAGCGGGTGATCTTCACGCAGGTGAACGTAGCCAGCTTGGAACATGCCAGCCTGCATCGATGCACGTCGCACCTTGTCACGGTCTGGCTTCCATTTGACGATTGGCATGTTGATACCGTTGCGCTGCGCGATGTTGCGAGTCAGTGCATAGAGCCCTGCTTGATACGCAACGGCTTCAATCTTTAGTCGGTCATGTCGCCAGGTTTGGAACTGGTCGCCGATCATGTTGGCTTGCTTCTCTGGGTCTGACTCTCGTAGCCGTACGTAGTCGAGAATGACCACATGATTACGCGGATGTCCTTCACAGAATGGACAAGCCTTTGTAATACCGATCGTTATCATCGCCCACCAGTCGGCAGTTGTCTTTTCGCTGATTGCTGGGTCAATGTGCCCGACAATCTTCGAAAAATGTGCCCTTAGCCATTCGTCTCGTGCGTTCTGAAGCGTCTTAGCTTTGATAACGCTCTGATACTCACTGATCGACTTCATGAAGCTGTAGCGGCTTTGTAGCCATTCAGGGCGGATGATCTGATCCTGGTCACTGATTGGATCGTTCTGGATCTCGCGGCTGAACTCAACAACGCCGAGATACATCGGATGCTCTGGGTCATCACGCATGCCCTGTAGATATTCAAGACTGAAACGCTCAGGCCACAGGCTCTCCCCTTCACTGGTGATGCCTTGATACTTGTGCGTCTTCCACCCGCTAAACACACCCTTCTTAGCGATGATGTGGCTCAGTAGGCTCTCACGGTGCAAGATCGTGCCAATGATGATGATCTTTGAGATGTCCTTAGCCATTGCGGGCATCAGGGCACGCATGAACCAGTTGTAAAGCTTCTCTCGGCGCTCCGGACTGGCAACCAGCTCATCGTTCTCCAGGTCATCGAGGATCGCTAGGTCAGGACGGTACTGCTTGTAGCGCAGACCACGAACCTTCATGCCAGCGCCACGTGGCAGGACTCGCACAAGCTCACGGCCGTTCTCTCCGTAGGCATTGATCGTCAGGCCTTCACTCGACCACTCACGGCCTTTTACATCGCCGTAGATCCACAGCAACACTTCATTGCTTTCAAGCTCGCTCTTGAGTCCGTCGATCATCATCACGGCCTGCGTGTACGTGTCTGATATCAACATGGCAAAGTGTGACCGTGCGTAGAGCAAGCGATGCGCCAGGTAGATCGTGTCTGTCACCGTCGTCTTTGAGAAGCCACGTGGCGCTGCGATACCTACGTTGCCATCGTCTTCGAAGTAGTCGAAAAGTTCAGAGTGGAAGCCAGCGAGCTTTGTTGGCACGTAACTAGAAAACAGTTCTGCGAACTCTTCAATGTGCGCTGGATCGCGGTAATAGGTTCGGTAAACGAGTTTGGCCTGATCCTCACCGAGCTGTTGGATTAACTCACTCGGGTTCGGTAACGCCATGGTCAGCCCTCGACGCTTTAGACAAGACAGCAAGCGCTTCTGGGGATAATTCATTGGTGCTAGTCACGTTGGCATCAAGCGTCTGCTTGCTTTCGTCAACGTAGGCAAAGTTGTTCTTAGCGAGGAAGATACCGCCTTGTGGAGTGCGTGATTCCATGATGCGTGTCTCTAAGTCGTCTTGAACTTTGGCACGTGCCCGCGCGATAGTGGGGAAATACTCGTCCCGCTTGCTGTAGTTGACTATGGTCTTTCGATCAATATCGAGGAAGTAAGCCAGTCCAGCCATCGTGTACGGCGCAGGGTTGTTGTATGTAACCTCGTCCATCGTCTTATCGCTGTAGAACGTCTTGATCCTGTTGTCACAGTACGCAAAGTATTCATCAATCTTCGCTTGCAACTCTTTATCGCTCTTGAAAGCTAGAGGCCTTCCGATGAATGCCTGTTGTGATGGTTTACCGTTCTTAGGAGCAACCACTACAGCTTTGCTCCGTTAGCTCTTACGTCCGCATGAATCGCATTGAGCTTATCCATCTTCTGGCTATGGTGCTTCTTCATGCGGTTGAGAATAAAAAATAGCGAAGGTGTCGCCCATATAGCTGAGGCAATCAAGTTAGACCAAACGCTACCGATGGGCCATGAGAAGAAGAGAGTTATTATGTCTTGCATATCTGTATACATTTATGCACAAAAGTTCTCACTTGGAAAGAGCATCTGTCATGACCGGCCAATATCAGAAGAGCGTGTTCGCCCTACACGAATGACGTGCCATCATTGAGTCATGAAAGACAACGCGACTCAAACCCCTTTGTTCGTCGACTCGGTGCTAGATCAAAAACAAGCCCTCGAGGATTACCGCACAATGTACGCGAAACTTGGCGAATTGGAATTGCTAAACCTCAAGAATCCGAGTCCGCAAATACTCGAACAGATGGAGAGAGTGAGCCATCACCTCAATAAACTCAGTAAAAGAATGGGACAGGGATCAAAAAAGCCATGGAGATGGCCAGATGATCGGCCAAAGTCACAGTCGTTCATGGCTATCGTATCTGCCAACGTTGTATCGGGAATAATCCTTTCTGTAGTCCTCTATGTTGCAGCGGCGTTCTTTGGATACATAAAAACGCCAGCAGGTTTGCATATCTACTTGATAGCAATTGGAATCTTAACCGGAATTTCTGGTATATTTTCACTACAATACTATCTCAACCTAATTAGACACAAAACTCATTACCCATGGGTAATGAGCCATATGAAACTAATTATTGCTTTATGGATAATTGCTATAGCTGCCTTCATTGTGTCAATCGGCTCACTTGCTGTGCAGATCATACGTGGTTATTAACTACATTAGGCGACGCAGCCTCAAGTAGTTCAGGTGACTCGTAGATGTTGCCAATGACTTCACAGTCAAAATCTCCAAGTGTCATATTTTTATTAGTTCGAAAAGCACCTAATGTAAACGTAACTGGAAATTGTTCACCCAAACGATTTTCAAGTATATCCCCCTCGTATATCTCCATACCGTTCTTATCTTTGAGTCCGGTGTATTGCATTAATTCGGTACGTTCATGATCCATGTCGCCAAGATCAACGTAATGAGTATAACTGAAACCGATCTGCCCTACTCCGACGTACATCTGGTCAAGCAGTCGCATCGTCTCTCCGTCCCAAGCTCGAAACTTGATCTCCCTATTCATCGCTTGGCTCCGTTGGGTTGCCCCACCACTTACTCATCTGGCCACGTCGTAACAAGTACCGATCTATAGCCTTAGACATGTCGAGTACCTCTTCGGCGACTAAGATCGCCAACAACTCGATGTAAAGCGCCTGGTCTATCGGCATTCCCTTTTTCATGTCCGGAAGGACATCCACTAGAAGTCACCCCCGCTTACCCACGCATCGTGAGCTGCTGACCATGAGCCATAGGTGATTGAGACGTAGTGATCTACCCGCTGAAGATTCCAGAACAATCCTTCTGATGCGTTACGGGTTGCGTACTTCCAAAGAGCAGGACCAACAGTGCGCCAACCGTGATCGCCTAGAACCATGTCGGTTACATAGCCATAGTCAGCCTGGGCAATCCCCGCTGCGCTCATCTCAGCTGCAAATGGGATAGCCGGCTGCACGGTAGCTGCTGGGGCTACAGCTGCAACAGGCGCCGGTGCTGGTGTCGCGGTATCAACTGCGGGGGCTGCCGGAGCTTGAACGGCTTCAACCGCTACAGGCTTAGTGGGTACGGTACTGGGCTCAGTAAGAGCAGACGCAGTACTGGTGCTTGCTGGTTCGGCGGCAATCGTGTGAATGACAAAGCCGAATGTGAAAATAATTCCAATCACAATAGCTAGTGCCAGTGTGAGGAAGATGATTATTAGTTTGAGATTTGATTTCCGTTGCACATTGATGTTCCTTGTTTAGTTATGCCACGTACTATGCGCTCACCCGATTGAAAAGTCAAGACATTTCGCAACTAAACAGTGCCGTCAATAGTCGCCTGGTCAGCCTTCTGATTGATCTGGTCTTGCCAGTACTCCGGCCTAGGGATCATTGTGATCTTTGCCTGAACCGATCCACCGTTTGTTTCAATGCTGATAGTGCCGTAGTTCAAGACCTGGCCGAAGATGCCGCCTTTGGCAGCCGTAGAGCGCGAGACACGCACCCACTCGAACTTCTCGTCTTTGCTAACGAATAACGTAAACCAGTTCTTGATGACAATGCCGTCAGAGTTGAGTTCTATGTAACTAAGGCTATAGACCCATGTTTGGATGATGGCGATGGTAACTATGGATAGCACGGCAACTACGGCGATCCAGAAGACGAGTAGAGGGTCAACAGTGCCGCTTTGAATAAGCGAGAGCATACCGACGTAGACAAGCCCGAGAGTCGATGCAGCGGCTACCGCAATAATTACGTAGCCAAACCAGTGCTTGAAGACTCGTGCGGGTAGAGGGATCATGCCCTAAATATGCGCAATTACGTTCTAGGCGTCAAGACTAGTAAGCGCGGTGAGGATAGCCCTGAAGCCTCATGAACTGCCCTCTGTCCATCGTCAGCATCGACGTCACTACCTCCATGCCGTCCACTTCAGACCGCACAGCGACTCCAAGTTCACCCGTGTAGTAATCAACGAAATTGCCGATCCTGGTGGTGATGTGTTCGGTGTACTTGACCGTTCCACTCTTCCAGGTACCAGGCCAACCTTGTTCCGGAGTCTCACCAGCAGACCACTCAAGCAACGTCGCATCATCGTAGAACCGGATGATGAACTTGTTGCCGGCCGATGTCTCCTTGTTGTACTCACCCAGTATCTTTGCCATGCACAAACCCTAGACCTTACTCAGTTCCAAACAACACGAATTCGTGTACATTGACCCAAACCAAATAAGAACCCTTGACCGCGGTATTAGCGCGGGGAGTTGATATTCAAGCATTCCCTGAGTGAGGTGCAGCAGTTCGGTTGGATCAGGGTTAGCTTGATTACTAACTCCCCCCTTACTGAGCCATATCGTTGCTGGCAACAAAATGGAACCAATAGGTATTGAAGGTATGTGGCTGCCGCTGCTAACTTATGGTCTTACAACCTTCCCGCTGGTATGAGTCAGTTGCTTTGCGAGTTTATAAGCTGTACCAGCTGCGGCCATCTACCTTCAATCGTTATACAGTCACATGGTGCTAGTAGCAAGGCGGAGCCTTTAAGGTGACAATGTAAACAGATTCCGCTTTAGCCTCACTTCTTGCCCTTTAATCGGTACTCTCACTACTAGCTGACTACACAACTTAAAACCGCCTTGATGCGACCATCTCAGATCGTAGGCTCGTCATGTAGCCATGCGACTGTATAACTTGATCCAAATTGTGAAGGTACAGTTCATCAGTACAAAGCAGACTTTACGAAGTCTAAAACGTTTAGCTAGATATTCAGTCATTTGTTTATACCCGCATCCTGACCTACCTAGTCGAAAGCTCCCCACGGGTGTTGCATAAGATTTCAAAACTGTTAAAATAGAACCAGTAGAGAATGGCATTAGAGGCTCCGAGCAATCGGGGCTTTTCTTTTGCCTACTTATATCAGCCGAATGCCAAACAGTAGAGAATGGCAATCGGTTATGACTGAAGTATGCGGAAAGTCACACATTAAGTCAATGCTAAATCACGCTGCAATTGTGACGTTAAGTGGATAACTCCCAAACTTCACACTATGCAAACAGATACTGGTAACGCATACTACGGGGCATGAAGAATGGGCAAAACAAACAATCACTGTTCAGAGTCATAGACGTACCAGATCTCATCTTTCCCCGCCCTCAGAGCGCTATAGATGCTGATAGAGCAGACGATAGGAAAAAGGTGCAATACCTGTCACAATTAGTCGAGAGAATGAAAGGACAGCCCCCTCGCAGGCGTCGCCCTTCGTCCTCACTGCCAGAAGAAACAAACCCCGCTGCTTAGGCGGGGTTCTTCTTTTAGTGGATTAGTGACATAGATGCGACCAGGAGAGCGAGTATCCCGATCCACAAGGCCGTGTCATCAGTCCTGGCACTTGTTCGGTAATTCCGAACCACTGGATGCCGTGCAACTCGATGGACTATTCGCCTGGAGGATCTCCTCAGCTTTGAGAGGTCAATGATCTCACCAGTTGCGGTATTGACGATCATATTCGTTCAACACCAGCCCACAAGTAGGTCTTATCCTCCTCTGCAATCAGAAGATATTCGGCACCTTGCTTTAGGAGTTTATTGTAGGCACTTGAAGCAATTCTACGATCTGAATATACAAAGACTACTTTCTTGCCATCCACTTTGGCGCATAGATCAATGGTGCCATTTCTATGGTTTGTCGTCGTGTTGCGAGCTATTTCAATCATGACGCGACCACGCTAACTATTTCATACTCTTCTGTAAAACTATGTTGGACAAAGCTACTAGGGCATTTGTATCCCATCAGTTGAGCACTATCTTGTGCAGCCTTACAGTGTTTACAACGCATCAATCGTTTGGCGGTTACGGCATGAGTTAGAGCAAGTGGTAGTTCATTCATTTGAGTGTTTCCTATTTAGTTATAAAGGTATTATGCGCCTAACACCTTGAATAATCAAGTGTATTGCGTTGTAGTTAAAGCTACTTAACTAAAGATCAAAGGCGCAAACTCAGACATCGTAGAAACAAGAAACAAGTCCTGTGCGTCTTTCGGTCCACGTTTAACAATCGCACGCAGCCAGCGCGCCCGTGCATCGTCTGGTGCTATGAATACAACTAGAGGGAAGACTGGAAGCGTCTCACTATCCGCATTCTCGAACGCGTGAAGATAGCGTTGCAGTTTGTCTTTGATCGCACTTTCCCGCTCCGTGCCCAGGTCAATTTCTAGCCACAGACTCAAATTACGCTGACGGCCAATGTCGGAGATCTCAACGTGTAAGTCAGGGCGCAGGTCAGATCCCGCGATTACTCGCCAGGTATAAGGCTCAGTGGTGACTGTATCTATAGAGATGCGCCCCTCATGCTGTAGGTGCAATAGCTCTAGGTAGGCATCAGCTATCCCTATGGTGTGGTGATTCACCGACCTAGTAGGCCAGTACCTACCTTCACGCCCGCTGATTGCCCAGCCCGCGCTACCAAGTTGATAGACGTACTGGCCGCTCCCTGATCCGTTCCCGCCTATAGGACGACGCTCTAGTCGTTTGATGTAGCGGAAGGCCACCAGACGGTCTAAGGCGCGGTACATAGGAGTGACTGACTTGTGATCGTTGAAGTGCATGACTTTGATGTGGCCTGAAGGTAGTTGTCCGAACTGAGCAATAGACAGGACGATTTGACGGTCACGATCAAGTATGAACATGTGAGTCACTATGTAGCAACGAAGTACGCGTGTCAAACTGCCGCAGTCCCCCGTGATTCTGGGCGTCTGGTGTGGGGCGAAAACCACAGCAGCCACACAGCCATTTACACACAGTGACAGATGACCTAATTGCATTGTGAAAAGTTATCCACATAGCCACGTATATTCGATCACTAATACACTTGACTATTAAAGTCCTCAAGCTCATAATACGACACAGACAAAAGCGGGACATCAATTGATTGGTCCGACAGTGATTAGTCTGCATACATTAACAATTTGAGCGTAGCTGCGTCAGTATGGCGAAACCGAGACACTCTTGCAAGGGTTAGGTACGGAAATTCCAAATGAGAGAGGCTTGCGATGGACAACCGAAAGACTAGCCATACACGGTAGCAAACGTCCTGTAATGCATTACTCAGTACGACTAAGCGAAGTACAAGTTAGGTCGTACTGGCGCACATACGCTCAATCAACTATTTCTAAGGGGGAAGCATTAAGGACACACGACAATGGCACTAATCAAATGGTGGATACCGAAAAAGAAGAAGGGGCGCAAGCTCGCAAACCCAGGGTACAGCTTCGAAGCAGAACTCATACAGGTTCTCACAGAGGCAGCAAGAGCAGAGACAATCCTCCAAGGTAAGAAGGTAGCGCCGTCAGTAATGGCCGCGAACCTGATTCTCCGAAATGGAAACGTCTTCATCCCAGTTCGATCAACACTGCTCAGGAACTATTTACAACTAAAAAGGGAAACAGATCAACATGAAACATCTACAAAGCAAACGAGCACAACTGAGTAAGGCCACAGCAGAGCGCGTGAACATGCGTCGCAGCATTGCAGAAGCAAAGCGATCCGCATTCACACCTAAGCGCCACGACTTCACTACAGCCCGCCAGTACGTCAAAAAGACGCTACGAGACATCGTGCTAAGCAAGACGAACGTCTGGGGAACTATTGCGTAATGGCAGAGGATTTTTCAACTCTTAACCTTTACCAGAAGATTGCGAAGATCACTGGCGAAGTAGGCCTCATCAAAAAGGGCGGCACGAACAAAGACCAGGGCTATGCGTTCATCGAGTACGCAGCTGTTGCAGGAGAGCTACGAAGCCTCTTTGCCAAGTACGGAGTGGTAATCGTCCCCCGCATGCAAGTTGCCTCTAAGCAGAGTCGCAATGAGGTAGAGAGCAAGTACGGAGCCAAGGGAAACCACGCGCTCATCGACTTCTCATTCAACGTGGTCAATGCCGACAAGCCAGAGGATAGGTTCACAGTGCCTTGGACAGGCGAAGCCCTGTCATTCGATGACAAGGGAACCAACAAGGCAGCAACGTCCGCATTGAAGTACTACCTAATGCGACAGTTCAATATCAGTGAGAAGGGTGAAGATCCCGACGCTGATAGTCCGACAGCTATCGTGCCGCCGGCCACAGCAGTAAGCGATGCACCGACAGAAGAACAGCTTGACCGCATTGAAGAACTTGCACCTATCAAGGGTAAGGACGCCGCCTGGTTGAAGCTACTTGGTCCGAAACTAACGACAGCTAAGGCAGCAGCACAGGCAATTGAACAGCTTGAAGCTATGGAAGACGCGTAATGCACGTCGATGACCTGGACTTCACAGCAGAGGCCCTAGAAGAGCAAGCACGCGAGGAAGAAGCCCGTGACCTGGTACACGGTGAACGGTACCCGAACGATGCGGATTGCATTGCTTGTCTCACCTTTACATCAGTAGACAAAGACGGCCTATGTGAGCCGTGCAACCGTCGCAACGTCAATAGTCGAGCAGAGTTGCTTGCACTGTTGAAGCCAATAACTAAAGGGCCAAGTGCCCAGGAGAAGAACTAAATGGGACGAGGACTAAATATGACAGCAGCCAGGTTCCGCGCTATCAAGCGTGCAATCAGATCTCAGGCAGAGACGAACTACTACAACCCTAATAGCATTGCACGGCAGCACGGCACAAGCGAAGCAACTGTCAATAATATCAGCGAACTCAAGAACTGGGCAGCATACGAAGCTCAGAAACACGCAGCACAGGCTCGACAGAAGCAGCTAGGCATCAACAAAGACTTTTCGAACTATGGCCCCACTGTCACCGCTGAAAAAACCCTTCAGCAAAAGATAGAAGCGCACAATGAGAAGAGAATCCAGATGATGATTGACGACCATGAAGCTGAGATGGACAAACCTATGACTCAGCGGCAGATGCTGGAATTTGAGAAACAGCTGAACGAACGAATTAGCGTACAGAACCAGCTCATCGCAGCTAAAGCAAACAAGCGCAAGATGTTTTGGAGCCGAGGCTAATGCCGGGCAATCAAGTTGGAGGTCTAAAGGCGAGGGACAAGAACCTGGCAAGTGATCCAGACTTTTACAAGAAGATCGGACGCAAAGGTGGGTCTAACGGCAAAGGCCCTGACTACCAAAAGGGCGGGATCAAGGCAGCAGGTTTTGCAGCTAACCCGGAGCTGGCACGAGTAGCTGGAGCTAAGGGTGGTTACATCTCAAAGCGCCGACCAGCTGCATCAAAAGAAGCTGAGCTAGTACAGGAAGAAGCTGAACCAGCAGTGGCTAAGCACTCGATCTGGAACAAGATCGTCGGACGGAATAGCTAGATGTCACGGGTAGTCATTCACATCCGAACTGATGAAGAGAACTCTGGATTTGAGGAAGCATTCCGCTCCCTACGATCTGGGTATGTTCTATCGTTGCCGACTGTGTATGACTTGAAGGGTCCAGACCCTCTAGACATCTTCACTCATACAAAAGAGGTGTTCGACGCCAACTGCACAATTCAGATTGGTGAACCGCGTATGGAGTTGAGTAACAATTTGCAATCAAAGGTCTGGCTATTGATGTCCGCTGGAATGGGCCTCTATGAGTAAAGTCGTCGCCTATGTTCGAGTTAGTACCAACCATCAAGACCACGAGAATCAGCGATATGAGATTACTCAGTTCGCAGTACGGCAAGGTTTAGAAATCAGTGAATATGTAGCTGAAGTCATTACTGGTAAGGCAGCAGTCAAAGATCGAAAGATCGGCGACCTGCTCGCCTCACTGGAAGATGGCGACACATTAGTCGTATCAGAAGTCAGCCGGATCTCTCGAAGCCTCACAGCAGTTCTTACAACCATTGAAGATGCAACTAAGCGTGGCGTCACGATAATGACAGTAAAGGGTGGCCATGTCTTCGGTGACAACATCAACTCAAAAGTCATCGCTTTTGCCTTCGGCTTAGCAGCTGAGATCGAGCGCGATCTCATTTCAGCAAGAACCAAGGAAGCGCTAGCACGCAAGAAGGCAGAGGGAGTCATCCTAGGACGCCCAGTCGGAAGTCACACTGTTGAGAATCTGAAGCTTTGGGGTAAGGATGAGGAAATCTTGACAATGATGATGAAACGAGTTCCAAAGTCAGCTATTGCACGATTACTTGACGTAAACCGAAACACATTGTCTGCATATATAGAACGGCGTGAATTAGTCAAGGAACTACTGTGGAGACGTCACAATCAAATCAAGAATTAGATAAAACAAGCACTATCTGCCTAAAAGTGAAATAAGGACAGAATGGCTGCAAAAAGTAAAGAACCGTCCCGGCTTGGCTCGAACGTCGCGGAAATATAACTAACTCCTATTAGGACTATGCCGCGACGGTCGATTCAGGCCAGGACCGAACAACAACTGAATATGGAGAACCAAGATGCCAAACGCAGAACAAGAGACTGAGCGACTAGCCCAGTACCTCATGAAGAACTTTCCAGAAGCAATCAGGTTTGGCCTTACAGCCGTAGACATTGCGATACTTCTACTGAACGATCTAAAGCAGAACACGGACGATGGGTCCCTCTGAGCGCTTGAAGCAAGACGTAGCTATTGAGCTCACTACGCGAGAGCTTCACAAGTCAACGGAATACGCGGACCAGGAGAAGTTCAGTGACAGCGCACTCGTGACTGTAGAGCAGCACCTAGACGTAATCGGTCAATTCGCCCAAGACTTCCCTTCCCTGCTGAGCATCGTTGCTCTGATCAGGAACCGAAGGGACTTTGAATGCGACCAACGAGCAATTGAGAATCAAACTAAACAGGAACCACATGAATGACAGAGCTTCTAACCAACAGCCGGCCACCCGAGAAGTTCAACCCGCAGGAAGTTGAGTGGGCAGCACTACTTGAAACGGCGCTGACAATGCCGGGTGCGCTTGGAGCTACCTATAGCCGCTTCAGGCAGTACAGTATGGGCAATCAGATTGCTCTCTTCATGCAAGGAGCCACAGGTCCAGTAGCGCCGTACAAGAAATGGTTAGAGCTAGGACGCCAGGTACGCAAGGGATCAAAAGCGATGGCCGTGCAAGTTCCTCTTCTCTACAAAGAGGCGAACCGTGAAGGTCTGATCGAGAACAAGGTCAAGGGCTTCAAGTGGGTCAACAGCGTCTTCGAGCTGGCAGACACAGACGGTGAGGACTTACCGCAGTACGAGCCGCCTGAGTGGTCCAGAGAGCGTGCAATGGGCACCCTAGGGATTCAGCAAGTGGCGTTCGAGAACTTCAACGGAAACAGCCAAGGCTACTCACGCGGCAATGAGATCGCAATCAACCCAGTTGCTGCATATCCGTTCAAGACGACGATCCACGAGATGGCGCACGTCGCAATGAAGCACACGACGCCTGAGGGTTTAGCCGAGTACCAGTCCCACCGAGGACTGATGGAGTTCGGAGCTGAAGGTACGGCATACCTGGTGATGAATGAGCTCAATGCGCTAGATCAGATGGATGCCCCTGAGAGCCGCGCTTACATCCAGACCTGGCTACGGGGCGAGACACCAGACGACAAGGCGATCCGGCAAGTACTGGCGACGACAGGAACGATATTAAAAGCAGGGCGTGAACAGCCTAAGGAGGAACAAGAATGAGTACCCAGACAGAGTTCGATAAAGAGCTAGAGACAATTCTCAATAACTTCAGATGGAAGATCCAGACAGAAAGCTATAACACATCAACTAATACCATCGAAGCTGAGGCTAAAGAAGCTATCAAACAAGTTGTTGATAAGTATATTATTGGTAAAGACGTAGCGGTACTTGATGAAATAGCAACGGGTCAGTCTCAGACAGGTGTGTTACTTCACAATTCGATCAAGAGAGAGCAACGTCTAACTCTCTGGGAGAACAAATAACATGAGTACCGAGACAGACGAACTATTTGAGCTATGTAAGGAAGTGTACGAGAAAACTGGATGGGAAGATACACTACAGTTCTATCGTGATGACGAGGTGTTTGCTGAAAATGAGTACGAAGATTACGGTATGGCTTATTCGTTTCGTTCTGGTAATGATACTCCTCTCTACACCTCCGACTACCTACTAGAGAAGTTGCCAAAGAAAGTCTTTGGAGTTCACTCGTATGATCTTGAACTTAAACCGATCGCTGATGATCTATGGATTGCATTGTACTGTCCGATGGGTGAGCTATTCCAACCTTCAGACCAAGCAAGAAAACCATTTAAGTTATGGTCTGAAGCTGACACCCCGTTGAAAGCCCTCCTAAAGCTCACACTCGCATTGCATGAAGCTAAGGAACTACCCACTAAGAAGGAGAACAAGTAATGTCACAAGATAAAGAACTAGATGCAATAGCGAACATTATACGAGACCAATTAGCACCACTACCATACAAAAATATGTTCCCAGAAAAACAGGAACAGGTCAGAGAAATCCAGCAACTCATCGCTACTTTAATCAGGGAAGCACGGCTAGATGAGCTAAACGCAGTATTTGTATCATATGACGATGTAGCTTCATCCGAGCTTGCTATTCCTGTTGATTGGGAATACGGAACTGTTGCTGACCGTATTACTCAGCTTACTAATCAACAGAAAGGATTGTAATGATTAGCACAAACTACATTGTTATTTGCCCAAATGATGGTAAACCAGCTCCATGGGTCGAGAATAAAGAAAAATATGGACGTAACTACGGCAAATCATATATGTGTTACTACTGTAAGGAACATGATACTTACGTAGGTTGCCATAATAATACACGGCAACCTCTTGGCAGTATGGCAGACGAACCTCTTAGAAAAGCTCGTATGGCTGTACATGCAAAAATTGACCCGTTATGGAGAGTACAAGGACACAGTCGCAAAGATGTTTATCGTTTTATATCTAAAGAACTAGGTTATCAATATCACACAGGTGAAAGTGACATTAATACTTGTAACATAATACTAAAAATGATGTTTAAGCTTACTAATCAACAGAAAGGGAAACAGGAATGAGTAGATGGTTCTATAGACAACTTTGGAATTTGAGTGAGTGGAGTGGAATTGGTCTCCATAAGGTAGGCATTTCTGCGCCTTATGTGTTTGGGAAGGCTTTCGGCCTAGGAGGCAAAGAAGTCGACTCACTTGGTAAGGAACTCAAATAAGTGACCCCTCAAGCTGACCCCGTACAAGACATCATCGATTGGACGAAAATCTACGGTCGCAGATTGGTCTTGACCTTAATGGCTGAAGACTCCACAATAAGCGCCGGAGATCCATCTATGGTGATTACCAAAGGAGAGCCGAACGAGATAGTGACGACAATCGTCCCCTTCATCGCTCGACTCGATTCAGAGCCAGACCCGCGCAGAGTGGCACAGCTGAATCGTCGTTCTAGAGAACGCAAGCTGCAAAAACAGATAGCCGGTACCGTTCAATTTTGTGCAACCTTGTTCGCCTCTAGCAATTACAAGTAGCACGTACTCGGTGAGCGTCAACCATCGTGGCAGACGTATGAAGTGCGCAACGTAACTAAGCACTGCCGAGTCGTACCTTTACAAGATGATTTATTGAACAAGCATCGTGAGAATGCGGGTAGCACGAACCCTAGGTGAATTAGAAAGCCGATGAGTGTGTAACCGGAGACGAACACAAGGGCAGCTTCCACTGTCCTATATAGCTCCTAAATGCTGGGATGAATCCCAAAGTCACGGTGCTTGTTCAGTAAGTCAGTCAGGTCAGATCGCCGCCCTTGTTGAGAGGCGGGGATCTGATCGCAATTTATAACTAAACAGGGGAATCATTCATGAGCACTGCAACATCATCGTTTAGCATCACTAGCGACATAGGTCTAATATTAGTAATCGTCTTTATAGTACTAAAGCTCGTAGGAGTCATCACATGGTCGTGGTGGTGGGTACTTTCACCAATTTGGATTGGTCTACTAATATCAGGTCTTGTACTAGGAGTAGTCTTCACTACTTTTTTGATCATCTTGCTGATTAGGCGTAAGAAATCGTGAGCCTGTCGTCTGAGCGAGGCGTCAGCCTGGAAAACGATATAGCCACGTTGCTCCGCAAGAAGCTAGGCGCACGAGTAGCACGGGACAAGCGCAGCGGGGCAGGTAGTCACCAGAAAATGGACCTGACCGATTTCTTCAGGGATACCCCCCTCGACATCGAAGCTAAGAACCATAAGACGATCAAGCTCCGTGAGTTCTGGAAGCAGACGGTACAGGGCGCGAGTCTAGGTCGCATCCCAACACTCGTCGTTCGTTTGGAAGATGACAACGGCGGCATACTGGATGACCTGGCCGTACTTAGGTTCTCTGACCTGGTGGACTTCATCGCTGAGATTCAAGACGGTACAAAGACCATTACTGATCTGCGGAAGCCAATCGAGGTAGCCGGCCTAGATGAAGTAGTCGCTTCTACTGTGCAGAAGGGCGCCAAGGCCTGCCGTAACGGTCACCTCCTCAGTCCTAGCAGAACTCAGTGTTTCGCTAAGGGGTGCCCTTACAGCGCTGGGTACAAGGCGAAGAAGATCAAGAAGTAGCAGTTCTAATTCCCTCGAATTCGAGGGAATTGATCGTGATTTGAATCCTGTCGCTAAATGGCGATAGGTACAACCCACGATAAGGATGTGGAGCACATGGTTACTGGCATCGTGATCCCAGCTGATGAAGATCAGCCGATCTTTCAAAGAGAGTTCCGAGGCCTCAGTGAGTACCAGGAGGTAGTCGGCGGCTACATAGAAGCTATCGACCTTGGATCTCTGGGCGCTTCGTTCTTCGCCCACGACGAGAGCAAGCTAGTCGGTGCGCCAATGAACCGACGCGCGACACTCGCCTGGTGGCTTGCCTGCCCCTATATGAGGCACCGAGACACTATCGGCGGTGACGTAGTGCTCATCGGGCTACCTGATGCCGAAGGAGACACCAAGAGCGTCCCTGACGAGCTGATCACCCTGCTGTTCAATACGAAGTCCTACAAGGCTGAGTACCAGACGGCAGACAACGACGACGCGTTCAACAGCAACTCCATGGTCTACGAGGACTACTGGGAAGCAGTCAACGCAGCACTCGTGAAGTTCGATCGCTGGGCAGCTGTGATCCGTGCCCGTGTAGTTCCTGCCTGAAAGTGGAAGACCCGTTACCGAAATGGTGACGGGTTTTTCCCATTTGACGAGAGAATGAGCACATGACTGAAAATAAGCCAGAACTGTACGAATTGTCTGCTCTAATGCAGCGACAAGCTGAAGTAATTGAGGAGATTGCTGATAAGGCAAAGCAATTGCCCAGTCTAGAAACTGGTCAAGTAGTCGGACCACAGGATTTCAAAGATTTAGTGCATAACGTCGACTTTCACCTGTTCAGTATTTACGGGATGATCAGAGATCTGAGTTGGGCTCAGAAAGTCATGTTGAGCGAGCTTTCTCCTGATTCCCCGGCGATGAATATAAATGCGGGAGTAGACGAGATGCTAGATATTGTCGAAGGTCACCTCGATCTTGGTCTTGTTGATGATCCTAAAAAATTAGCCAGCAATGAAGATCTAGCGTCCGAATAAAAGGGAAGCCCCTACCTAGCGAGAAGACTTCTCAAGCTAAGTAGGGGCAGTAGATGTAGTCACCTCATCCTTCTTTTCCGGCTCATTTTGAACTGAGATGTTGAAGAGGGTTGAGGGGTTATGCCTTGGGGCTGACGCCGATTCGACGCCCACGAGTCCCTTGCGCGCCGACGATGATCTCGTCAGGAACGACCTTGCGAAACTCAGCGAGCGTTGTCACGATCTGACGCGAGTCACCGTTGTTCTTGACTTCGAGGATGACGAGATCAGCGGCTTCTTTCAAAGCTGCGATCTCCCCGGGGAGAACATCGAGCTGCTTGGCTTCGTCAACGGCCTTGTGGTTCCGAACGACCAGCTGCACGAAGTCGTCTTCCGGCGCTTCGGCACCAGTGATGTCGGACACCATCTTTGAAACTCTTGCCATTGGTATCACTTCCAATCAATCTACGAGCGATAGCGGGGTGCTATCACTTGACCCCATTTACACATATCGGCATGAGTCCGTAAATTGTAGAAAGTACAACATAGCTTTCAACAGGGGCGAGTATAATTAGGGTATAAATGAAACCTAGTGAACTTGTTACTTACCTAGAAGGCTCGACTACTGCAAGCGCAGTACCTTTGAAGGTAGATAACAAAGAAGCCCTTGAGCAGGCTTTATTACAGGTTATATCTTCCACTTTATTGTGATGCGTGATGGTGCAAAACGACGACGACTACCGTCATCAAGCGTGTAATAAGGCTTCTCATCAGATGAATCGACATCAATCTTCTCAATGAACATGTCAGTTAGTTCACGACGCCATCCATCAGGGTTACTATTCCAGGCATCTCGAATAGTTTCACCTGGCTTGAGAGAGACTCGTGTCTGCGTCTTATACAGAGAATCAATGTCACGCTGAAGTACTGTGATCTTCTGGTTAAGTCGGTCTTGTGCATATGCAAATTGACGCTTGTCGATCTTGCCATCAACGAAAGAGTCGAACATCACATCAATACGTGCTTTCAACCGTCGCTGTTCTTCTAGCATCCTTAGGAGGATAGGTCCCTCTGACTTTTGAGCTTGCAGTACTTCACCCATCAACTCACTGTCCAACCGAAATATGACAGACTCACGGATGAAGTGGTCAAGTGGGTCAGCACCAATACACATTCCATTGCATCCTCGGCACTGATACGTACGTCTGAGCGGTCTTGAACTAGCGTCACGCTTTGTCATACCAAATAGATCTCCCCCACACTTCTTGCACTTCAACAGGCGAGTCAGTAGGTATCGGCTATTATTCGGCCTTCCACGTATATTCTCATGTCGACGCTGGATGATTGCCTGCATGATAAGCCAGTCATCATCTTCAAAGACGTGCTCCCACTTACCTTTGTACTTGACGCCTTCAAGAACCCTGAACCCAGCATGTCGAGGATTAGTAAGGTGTTTGCGAATCGTACTTGGTTCCCAAGGTTTTCCAGCACGTGTCGGTAGACCTAGCTCAGTCAGTCGCTTTGCGATCTCGTAGTAACTAAAACCACTCTTCAGATAGGAACCCATGAGCTTCAGAACATGTGCTTCCTGCGGATCAAGGATCATAGGGTTATCGCTGTACCCATAGGGTCGAATAGGTGATCCGTGGGGCTTACCTTCCTGCGCGTTCTCAAGAAGCTTCCTCTTAATCCGACGACTAGTATCGCGGGAACTCTTGTTTGCGAAAGCCACCATGATACGAGCCATAGTGATTCCCTCACCAGCAAGATCTATATCCCCCTGAACTGTTGCAAATGTCAGTTCAGCGTGATCCTCGTAGATAGCAATTAGGCGTTCGAGATCACTTGGTTGTCGAGCAATGCGATCTAGGTCATACGCGACTATGCCATCGATGATGCCTGCCTTAAGATCGAGGATCATCTGCTCGAACTGAGGCCGCACAATGTGCTTCTTGAAGGCGCTGAAGTTGTTGTCTGTATAGTCGCGAATAATTGACCATCCACGTATCTCTGCGAGCTTGTGCGTGTCCTCAAGCTGCCTGGCGACACCCAATCCATCGCCCTCTCCGTCGAAACTAATCCGCTGGTATGCTCCAATTTTGCTGCTCAT